TTCACAGCCTATAAACGTGCTTCCAATTTTGGTGAGGCGATAGTGGGGGGAACTAACAAATTAATATTAATAGACTTTTTGGAGATTCACGATGAATTCTATGCGGTTGGAAAAGCAATCAAGGCAATCCATGACAACCTCAAGGGAGCAATTGCTGTTGTTGCATTACAGAAAAATCCTGGTAGCGATGTGGGACTTGGAGGCTGGCGAAGTGCAGAAGTTTCAAGACTATATCTCTCTATTGACCGAGGTAGGGTCAAGATTACTGATGCCAAGAACTTTAAACAACCCGACAAAAATCCGAACGGATGGGTAAGGCATTTCAATATAAAAAGTGGCTGCCAGATAACCACACCGGAGGGTTGGAAACGTGAGGCCAAAGATTAAGGGGGATAGGATGACAATATATAACATGGAAATAAACGAAGACATCATATGTAAACAATGTGGCGAGGGCGGTGCTGTAAAAACTCAAAATATGGATGAGTATGGCACTTGTTTGGGGTGTGCAACTAAAAATATTGGAGGATTAAGCATGTTTAAAACAATCGAGCAAATCAAACACGAGGTTGGAAATCTGTTAGACAACTATCGGGACAATATCACATCAGCATATGAAAAATCAGAGTTTTCTCTCAAGGTGGATATCAAGATAGGCCTGGAGAGGTTCGGATCGGAAAACGCAATTACACCGACCCTTGAATTTTATCCACAACCGAAAACAAAGTCGGAGAAATATACGGTTAAGGTCAACGAAAAACAATTATCAATAGCGGGGATGTCCTAATGTCTGCAGGAGGCAACTAAATGAAAAGACTATGTATTTTAATTATCACAGTATGTTTTTTGGTGGGGGCAACGGTGGTAATGGCCGGCGAGAAAGAAGAACTCGGATTTCAACTCCAGGCGCTTAACGAAAAAGCGCAAAGGATGCGGGTTGAATTTCAATTACTGCAAATCCAACGGGCAGATGTTACGGCGAGATTACAAGCGCTGCAACCCAAAGAAAAGGTTAAACCGAAGCCCGACAAGCCGAAGGAGGAGGGGCGGTGAAAACATTAATTCTTATATTCAGGTGGTTTCTCAACCTGTTCACCTATCCTGATATTGACGATGTTTATCCGTATCCAGAGGATAATGATTAATGGGTAAACGATTACCTTACACGCCAAATAGTCAAATCAAATCAGCCCTGCGCCGTTTGTGGTTGAGAAGCCGGGAAAGGGCTTCTGCTATTAAAAGAGATAAATATACGTGCCAACGATGTGGTGGAAAGCAGAGTGCGGCAAAAGGCAAGGAGTTTAAGGTCGAGGTTCATCATTTAGACGGTGTTGAAAACTGGCAGGAACTTTACAAAGCGATTAGGCAATATCTTTTAACCAACCCAGACGATCTTGAAACATTGTGTAAGTCGTGTCATTCTAAGGTGGACGGTAAATGAAATGTCCCCACTGCCAGAGTCTACAACACCGTGTAATAGACTCACGCCCACGAAAGGATCATATCCGGCGCAGGCGTGAGTGTTTGGACTGTGGGCATCGGTGGACAACCAGGGAATTGGAAGAAGAGCATCAAACACATGGCAACGATTGCCCTATTTCAACCAGTAAATGATAAATTGCCACGGCGTAAAATATACCGGCGCAAAACGAAATAAACACATGGGATTTCATTTTTCACCTTCCTCTCTTCTCTTGTGTTCTTGTTCGATTAATAATTTAAGTACTTCAACCCCTGTTCGCCGGTCCTGAATCGTAAATTCCTGGAACATTTCGGCGTGTTCACGGGGGATTAAAAACGTCTTGGAAACTTTATCTTTTGGCATGGTTAAACCTCCTGTGGCAGTTTCACGACATGCCCAGGTCTTGGTGAAATCTCATCTAAGCCAGGGTGTTAGGATTAAATATCAATCGTTTTCGGGCCATACCCATCCGGGACAAGATCGCCGTTTTTTAATACGTAGGCTGTTTTGCTATAATATCGTCTGACATGTTGACGGGTGATTGCGCGTCGGTTATCGTATGCCGTGTTCCACGCTACAAACTGATCGCGCTCTTTTTTTGTCTCAAATGCATACGCTTTTGTGCCAGCGCCCTTATTGCCTGTTGCATAATAGTGTTTCATGTCGCATCCTCCTTTAAATTGTTAATCTTGCCCATATCTAAAGCAATTACTATGCCATTGCAATATAAATAATGTAATTACACCGTAACTACATCAAATTACACAAGATAATAAATAAACATCAAATAAATAAAATGTGTTCCATGGCACAAATAATGCATCACAATTTGAGACACAATTTGTAAAACGCAGTCATATCAACACAAAGCTGTATCAAACTGCAAGTGAGACACAATCGTATCAGACGTCAAAATGAGACACAATTATCCAAAAACCACTATATATAGTGGTTGCATCTACACATAACCCACGGTATAATATAAGTAAGATGAGAGAGGTCCATGCTATCGAACTGAGCTGTATTAACGAGGCATTCGGGACCGATTTTACAAGCCCGGATATAGCATGGCTATTTTTTACAACCTGGGCCGAAACACAACAGGCAATCTCACGTAATGGATATCACATCGACCACATCAATCTATCAGACTCAAAACTATCGATACCACATCAATCATAAGGGGACTACTACATGGCAGATCTATCATTAAAAACTCTCAAAATCCATTACGAGTGCCAAGATAAGGGGCGCATCAATCCATACTTTGACAATGCAATCAAAGACCTGGCCAAAAAGTACGGCATTAAACTCTATGGCACAGGCATGGACCTCACCACAGGCATAAGGGACTTGGCCTTTGGCATTCCTAAAACGCTATAAACTAAACATGATCCGGGAGGCCGCCAGAAAAGCCAGGTATTACGAGGCAAGAGCTACCATCGCCGTTAAATGGCATCAACACAAAATGGCTAATAACTATTATCGTAAAGCACGTATTCAATACCTCAAACTCAAAGGGCTGCTATCCAAGTGAATCCAACTATGACCGAGCGAAACCTATCAATGGCAGACGATAGAGCCGCCGGCATGACATACAAAGACCTAGAAAAGAAATACAACCTCGACAAGTCTACAATACACCACCATCTATCCAAGGATGAGTGTAAGGCCGTTATAGAGCACGGATCTAATCAATTAGTGCAGTTTATTCCCAAAGCTATCAACAATATTGCATCATTACTGGATAGCAATACGGACAGTATAAAGCTAAGGGTGAGTGAGGCGGTACTCAAAACCATAGGGATTATGCCCTCACACACACAGACCACATACATCCAAAACATCTATAATCAGACAAATAACACAGTAATCAGCCAGGATGTCATCGAGTTGCTCAAGTCCAGGGATCAGGCCATCGATATAGGGTATGAGGCACAAGATACCGAGGATGCTAAATGACGTTCAGCACAAGATCACACCCAAAAGCACAAGATGTACCAATAACCCACATCCAGACAATTGATAATAGTATGATACGACATAACCTATTGATATTATTGAGAGCAAGAGTTTACATATTAAGATATTATCAGACATTGATCTTGTACGGCTTGTGGTGGGCAGGCAGGGCAAAGGGTATGCTGAGACAGAGAGAGAGGGGGATCATTCAATTATCGAAGGGGGGGTACGAGCAGACACGGGACTCCTACGGGTGGGTCTTATAGTATCTATCCGTGTGCAGCACAAGGCCCGGATACAACTCATTAAACTTAAATCACTATAATGCAGAAAACAACTAAGAAACATTTTGATTCATTTGTCTCCGAGTCCTGTAAATGGATTGATATATTTGGGCTAAAAGCCTATGAAGTCCATTTTAAGCATGAAGATGTCGGCGATGGAAATATAGCAATGTGTAATCGTAACAGTGTCTCCCGGATTGCAAAATTATCTCTATGTAAGACATGGCCGGTAAAATCTATGGTTGATTTATCGGATGACAATATCAAGGTCGCTGCATTTGAGGAGGTTTGTCACATCTTTTTTTATACCCTGAGTTCATGCGCTTATTCACGGCACATTATGGAGCATGAGATTGACGAAGCTGAACACAGCATAATCAGGACGCTACAGTCCGTTTTATATCCAAAATACTGAAGGGGGCGGGGGGAGCAGACACGGGACTCCTACGGGTGGGTCTTATAGTATCTATCCGCTCAACACACAAGGCCAAAATAATGCCAATCCAGACCCCGTGTTCTCCGATTTTCGTTGATTATCTCTTGCGTGTAGTAAATTCGGGTAGTTAGGTTGTCTTGGCCCCGTGAGGGATTGGCACTTGGTGTAGTTATGTTGGGGGTAAGCGGCTTAAATTTATATAAAAATTACGATTCCGATTACGGTTGGTTACAGGCGATTATTGCCGATTAGGGGGAAATAATGAGAGATAGATGGCAAAGATTCTCCGATTAGGCGAACAAATATTAACGATCCACGCTGCACCGTTTGAATGGGACGCATTTGAGTATTTTATTATTACAGTCCCTGGACCGAAATTTTTAACAGGCAGAAACATTATGACAAATTGCGAATGCAAGAAAGATCATAATCCTGGATTGAGCAGGCTTGAGGTTTTAACCGACCTTGTAGAGTTTGCGGAGCAAAGGAGGGCAGAGGGAAGCCTATACACAGGTGGATGGGCGGATTCCTATACGGTATCGAAATGGATGGAAACGATAGGGTATTTAAGGGTCGCACTACCAGAATGTGCGGTAAAGTGTTTTGATGAAGAAAGAAGGCGAAAAAGAGAGCTTGTCGCAAGACTCCAAGGAGAATTTGATGCAAAACTCCAAGGAGGGGGCGGTTAAGCAGTTTATTGATGTTTTAAGGATTATGGTACGGCTTGAAATCGGGGATGATGCGGATCAGATTGAAGAGAAGGAAGCGGTGATGGTAGCTCAGTTTTTACAAGCCACGACCATGAACACTTTCAAGATGTGGCGTGAGTATCGGAGGTTTCCGCTTTTTCAGTTGGTTATTTTTGGGGATCACAAGGGCGGTTCGATGGTTCAGATGGACGTAACGCCGAGCAGGGTTATTCGGGAAGTATGGCAGTTGGGATCGTTATCGAAAATGCTCAAGGAGGTTATCGACAACTGGGACTTGGACATTCAGGCATCGACCAATCAACCGCCCGACATTGGAATGGGCCAGGTCAACGTTGATCTGACGGCGTATCAAGGGATTATGGACCACCTAAAAAAGAAGGGGGAAAATTGAGAATAGCGAGTAGGTTTGACGATAGGTACAAGTCGGAAAAATGCCCAAGGTGTTCCATGATTTCGCAGAATTTTCTAATTATTGACGATTCCGGGGCGTTATTTGCGTGTTTATCGTGCGGTACGGTATTTGTTCCGAGGTTCGTGCGGGATTTTATTGACGTAAAGGCGTTGCTTGAGCATGAGAAGGACTGCACTTGCGAGTATTGCGGGGAGGTTTGCAAGAGCAAGGCGGGTCGGGTTTCTCACGAAAGGCATTGTGACAAGAATCCAGGCAAGGGGGAGACTGGCGGTGAGGAATAGATTCTTCATTAGCTGAAAGAGCAAACGAGTGGGCGGCGTATCTCGCGTTTAATCAGACGGAGATAACGGCATTTCTGGATCTTATGCCGCACAAGGTTGTGGGTTTGTTTTCGGGAAATCAGGCTGGGAAAACGAGTTCAGTTGCCGAGCATTACGTTAAGAGACTCTTGGGGATTCATCCTGTTCCTGAAAAGAACGTATTAATGCGTAAGGTCCGGTGCATGAGTTCAAGTCTGCCGGAAACAAGCGATGCCGAGGAGCAGGACAACACGCAGTATTTAGAGTTAAAAAAACTCATCCCCACGGAGTTGATTGAAAAAGACATTACATCGAGGACAAACAACCTCATTGTGAAAAGACCCACGGGGTTGAGTTCTCCGAGAACGATATTTGAGTTCCGGTCTTCCAAGCAGGAAATGCAGGATTTGGGTAAGATTCAGCTTTCTTCGGTTTGGCACGACGAGGAAACCCCGAAGGGTCATCGGGAAGAATGCAAGATGCGGCTTTTGGCCGAGGGTGGGGATGAAATATTCAGCCTAACCCCTACGAATGCTCTTTCATATACCTTTTCCGAAGTGTGGCAGAGGGCCAACACGATTTTTAGAACCAAGTCTATCGTAGGAAAATTCAACCTTCCGAGATGGGAAAAGCCCAAGAGCAGCGCCGATGTTGCCTGTATTCAGATGGCGACGGATGACAACCCGACATTAGATATTGAAACGATAGAAAGGCTCTTTGAAGACATTACAGACCCCGACGAACTGGCGATTAGGCGATACGGGGTGTTCAAGCAAATTTCAGGTATGATCGTCAAGAGTTACGATCCAAAGATTTGTTATATTTCCATGAACAAGACGTTTCCGGAAGGCATACCGTATAATTGGGTATTTGGACGGGCGATAGACTACCATGAATCCAGAACTCCGTGGTCGATTGGGTGGATAACGTGCAGCCCTGAAGACGAATGGTTCTTGTGGCAGGAGTTTCACCCGGCAATCGACGGCCCCAATGCCTTCACGACCTGGGACATTGCGAAGTCTGTCGCCCGCAAGTCTATGGATTATTACTATACTGTTAATTTAATCGACCCGTTGGCGAACAAGAAGCAGTCAAATTCGGGATTTTCCGTAACGGACGATCTGAACAGGTACTTTGACCGGATTCGGCAGGATACCGGCGTAGGCACCCCCTGTTTTTGGGAGGGTTGGGACACCAAGGGTACTGCGGGTAGGGACGAAGTTGCGAAAAGATTCAAGAACTCTGCCAGATGCGGAAAACCCTTTAACAACATGGTTCGGGAAAACGGTAAACTAAGGCGCTTGCCTACCCTTTGGGTTATGGATGCCTGCCCGAAGTTCAACAAGTCCGTTCTAAACTGGTGCTATGGGGAATATGTTACGGCAGCGACCAAGGCGGTGAACGATCCCAAACCGACCCCGCAGCAGAAGAACTCGCACGACAACATGGTATTAGAGGCTTTTGCCAAGGATTACAGGTTGATACACGCTTCTCATTTAATGAATAACCCGCCGAGGCAGGCGGCACGAAGAAAACCAATTTCAGTAACGGGGAGATGATGTGGCTTTTGCAATAAAATGTCCAAAATGCGGGGAATGGGTTTTTCCGTGCGAAGAAAAAGCCTGGTTTATATGTAAGTGTGGCAGGGAAACTTCTTATGAAGAATATATGCGTATGAATTGGGGAAGACGATGGCTGAGAACCTATTCTGTCCCGGTCAGAAGGTAATAAGAAACACCGAGAGTTGGTACGCAACCTTTCGGGGAGTGCCGAAGATGAACTCTAAGGTAAAGTCTATGCTTCAGAGGTACATCAAGGGTGGCAAGCCTGAGAACGTATTTCTATTTTTCTATGAGACTTGCCAATACAGCAGCGATTACAGCGCATATTTAATGCGGCAATTTGAACAGGGGGAAATATGAGCGAGAAGAAAGCAAAACAGCTTCGGGAAGAGGGAAGACAAGTTGTAGCCGAGATATCCATCAAGGCGCTTGCCAACGGGAATGTTGAAGTGTTCGGGCCGATAAACAATTTACTTATGTTTACAGACATTATGAACAAGGCAGAGCGTACCGTTTTGAATCACACTGCAAGAAGCGCCCAAAACAAAAGCAACATAATTGTTCCAGATTTAAAAATCTTAACCAATTAGGGGGAAATCTAATGGGAATATATGAAAGAACACGACGAGGATAAAAAAGAAGCCCCTCTTACGACATGGGAAGAAGATCTTTGCGAGT